GAAGAAAGAAGTGGACATTAATACACAAGACGTTAAAGATAAGTACAAGAACTACAGAGATAGAATTATTGTTGTGTTAGGCGATGATGAGTTAGATGTTGTTAAAGACATGTGGAACGATATCAAGCGCATGAGACAATCGGGACTATCTAGCTCAGGGGAGTTTAGCACAGAAAACTTAGTTTTTAAAATGCTACGCAACCAAGGCTGGATCGAGAAACTAAGTGATTATATGACTAGTTTGCAGGATCAAGAATTAAGTATAGAACAGAGACTACTATGAGAATATCAGATTTATTAGAAGCACCAATTCCGCCAGCACCTGCACCTGCTCTAGGAGCAACAGCACAAGGTGCAACTTTGAATACACAAAGTCAAATGGTTGCACAGGATCCTGCAGGACAGCAGAAACAGATGCAGTTGCAAATTGCACAACATCAAAAAGAAGTCCAAGATCGTAAGAAACAAATCTCGGACCAAATAGCAGATTTGACCAAGCAAATCACAGACCTTAGAAAAGAATTAGCAGAAATCAAATGAGAATTAACGAGTTCGTTAGAAATATTGATGTTTGGATGAACCAAGAAGAGCGCAGTCTCCTTGAGTCAATTAGCGAACCGCGTTCCGTAAGTAGTTTTAATGAAAGAGAAAGAGCCATAATCGAAAGTCTTATACGCAAGAGTTTGTTAATTAAAGTACAAGGTAAACATTCTTCTTACGTATATCCAAATGCTTGACATTAAAAAAGCCGCTGCCCACTTAGACTCGCTGTTATCCGACATTGTAGTAAAAGAGGGCATTTTTGTTGCAGAAACAAAGAGGTTGATCCGCTACAAGAATTATGCTATAGTACGCAATGACGATGATGATTGGGTAGTAATAGTAATAAAAGACGGACGCAAGTATCACGTAGGAACAGTTTTTCTAAAGATATCGGCTTTTGCATTATGTAAACTGCACGAAAAGGGCAAGTTTCGTAATGTAGAAGAAGTCAAAACAAATGACGCTATCTTTCGTAAAAACTATATAGATTCGCAGTTTTATAGAAGAACTGCACAACGAGCAGAAAGCCCTGTATCTAGGGATTCTGCGCAATGGAGATTTGAAATAGTACAGGCCCAAGCCAAAGCGGCTAAGGAAAAAATAGATAGCCTGTTCTATTTGTCGATTGTATAAATAATAAAACAACTTCACAGGAAGATTTTAACCATGCGTATTACAGAACTTAACAAACCACTAACTGCTGAGGCACTAAATGAAAGTGTTGCTCAGAAATTCGGGCAAAGAATCAATCTTGATAGTTTCACTTTAGAGCAGTTGGAAGATGCACGTAACAAGTTACGTACACAATTAAGCCAATTCGAAAACAGTGAAAACTACAATGCTGTTTATGAAGACGAAACATACACAAAGAACAAAATGTTCTTGGATGTGTTAAATCGTGCTATCGAAGAACGTGGAAGTTCTGCCACAATAGATAGTGAATATACAGAAATGGAAAGCATGGTATTAGAAAAGGTAGAGCAAGGCTTAATCGCATTCGAAGACTTACCAGAAGAATTACAAGCAAAGGTCAATAGTAAGCAAACAGCAGTTCAAGTTGAATCTGTATTGCGTGAAGGCGAAGAAGAAAAAGCAGAATTGATTATGGCCGCAAGGGACATGGTTACTAGAGTAACAGGCTGGATGGAAGACACAGCAAATATGCAGGCTGAATCAATGTTAGAATTAATTGACTCTATAAGAGACGAGTTAGGCAGTGACACTTCGATGGAATTCGAAGGTGTTGTTAAACCAGCACTAGCATCAATATATACAGCATTAGAAGGATCTCGTCAGCAATTAACACAAGCAGTTGCGATCCTAACAGGTGAAGGCGGCGGTGGCGAAATGATGGGCGCAGAACCAGCAGGTGAAGAGCCAGCAGGTGAAGAGCTACCACCAGAAGAAGGCGAAACAGTAGTTGGCGGAGGCCCAGGCAGCGAAGAAGAAATCGGAGCAGCCGCACCGGCAGCAGGTGGCGAAGAAGCCGCAGGCAGACCAACTAGAGAATCTATTGAGTTTAGTCGCAAACTAGCAAGTTTGCTTGCACCAAAAAAAAAGTAACTGAAGATACTAATCCAAACTTAATTCTAATTTTTAGAAGTTTGATTGGCAAGGCAGATGCAAAAGGTGTCCCAGGTAATTTTACTTGGGACCAACTAAACCGCTTCATGACAAACATAGGGCAAGAAGAGTTCGATTACGACACTTTTAAACTAGCCTACGACTCAGATCCAAACTTAGCAAACTTAGTGGCACGTTTTGACCAGAACGGCGTTGAACTTAAGACTAAGGCACAAAATCCAGACAATCCTCCAGTCGACGGAGATACAGGCAGTGATACTGTAGCACAAATGGCACAGCATGCCACCAAAGTTGCAAGAGCAGGTTGACATATCTAATAACTACTGTTATTATATGTTACTATGACTCTATTACAACCTAAGTACGAATACAAACCATTACAACGAGACGAGTCCACGGGCAAGCGGTTATACGCAACGCCCGAAGGACATAAAGTTCCTAGCGTTACAACAGTTCTTGATAAAACAAAACCTGCTGAAAAACGAGAAGCACTAGCCAATTGGAAAAAGCGAGTAGGCGAACAGCAAGCACAACAAATTGTAACCGAAGCCGCAAGTCGCGGTACTCGTATGCACAAATACCTTGAAGACTACATCAAAGGTGTTCCACTAAAAGAAACAGTATCCAACCCATTTGCACAGCAAAGTCTTGACATGGCTAGGCTTGTTATAAGCCAGGGTTTTACAAAGATTAGCGAAGTCTGGGGTTCTGAAGTTCCTTTATACTTTCCTGAACTATATGCAGGCACAACAGACTGTGTTGGTGTACATGATGGCGATGAAGCAATTCTTGACTTTAAGCAAACAAACAAGCCTAAGAAAGAAGAGTGGATTGAAGATTACTATCTGCAATTAACTGCTTATGCCCTAGCACATAACGAAGTACACGGAACTAACATTCGTAAGGGTGTTATTTTAATGTGTAGTGCAGACTATCAATACCAAGAGTTTATACTAAAACCTGAGGATTTTGACTATTGGACAAACAAGTGGTGTGACCGAGTATCGGAGTACTACAGAATAGCATAAATACTCAATAATGGAGTATTAGACTATGGCCGTAGTGCAGATTTCAAAGATACAGCATCGAAGAGGTAGAGTTAGTTCTGGTTCAGGACTACCACAATTAGCCAGCGGAGAAATCGGCTGGAGCATTGATACGCAAGAATTGTTTATTGGTAATGGTAGCGTTGCAGAAGGCGCACCCTACGTTGGCAACACAAAGATTCTTACTGAACACGATAACATTCTTGACCTTGCTTTACAATATCAGTATAAGCGTAACGATGCAACGATTCAAACAGGACCTAGTTCTGCACAACCTATACAGCGTACCGTTCAAGAACGTCTAGACGATGCAGTAAGCGTTCGCGGCTTTGGTGCAGTAGGTAACGGCACTACAGATGATACTCTAGCAATTCAACGAGCCATAGATCAACTGTATCTTAATGATGCTACAAAAGGATCTGTAGTTAGTAGAGTTAAGTTGTTGTTCGAAGCAGGCACATATAAAATTTCTTCGCCGTTGCGCATTCCTCCATTTGCTAACTTAGTTGGTGCAGGCAAAGATAAAACTATTATTCAACAAACTGGAAACTTTGCAGTTGCTTATACTGTGGGCGACGACAGCACTCCTGGCGTTTATACAGACACTTCGACCATGACTAGTTTAAATCAGCCTAGATTTATTTACATCTCTGGCATGACTTTTAAGAACACAGTTGCTAACTATCCAAGCCTGGAGTTAGTATCATGTAAGAACTCTACATTCAAAGACGTTAAGTTAGAAGGTGTGTGGAGTTATCCATCCGGCACTATAAATGCCGAAAGTGTTGGCTTAAGATTAGTAGCAAAGTCAGCAAGTGTATCTTGCACTAATAACATATTTGATAACTGCGATATAGTTAACTTTGCCTACGGTATCGATAGCACATACGATATCGAATCAAACATCTTTACTACTTCATTATTCTATGAACTAGGTCAAGGTATTCGCTTTGGTCACAACGTAGATCCAGTGACCAGTGGCAGACAGTACGGTCCACAAAAGAACAAGTTTATCAGTTGTAAGTTTGATAGAATTACAGGAACAGGTTTCGAAGTTATCACTGGTGCAGGAAATATTTCACAAGGTAACGTTTATACACAAGTTGGCAACGATGGTGGTACAGAAGAAACAGCCGCACACGATGTAATTGTATTCACTACAGGCGGTAACATCTCTACTGGAGATTACTTCGATAGAAGTATTGAGCTTACATCTAATCCAACGTTCTTAAATTCTATTCCTTACATTCCAGAAGCCAGCGGAATTGTAAAGTCAGATCACAAGTACAACACAGAAATCTATATTGACGCATTAGCAACAGGAAGTCCATTTATAAAACTGCCTGCTATACAAAGTATATCTCACAAGGTTCATTATTTCTACGTGAGCCCAGCAATGGATGTATCTCGTCAAGGTACACTATTCATCAATGTAGATAAGAGTACCGATACTATTCACATCACTGACGATTGTAGTACTATTGGCAATTCTGCAAACATTGAAAGACTAAGTTTCTCAGCGACATTGGAAGATGTTGACTTAGATACTGAAAAGGAAACTGTATTCGTTCGCTACACTAATACAGCATCAAGCGAAGACGGTTATATTAACTATTGGTACGAAACAATTAGTTAATACATGATTCAAAAAAGGTTTGAAGACCGTCTAAGTGTTTGGAGGAAACTTAGAGACGATCTAGTCTCTAAGCCAGACCCTATCCAATACGTAATAGACTTTTGGAATACTGTTCCTAAATCGACTAGGAACATAGACCCTTACGATCCCGAAACATGGCCTGATCCGTGGGAAATGATTGAAGAGAATGTGTATTGCGAATATACTTCTATATTGGCAATCGCATACACACTTATGCTCACCGACTTGTATAAAGATTGGCGTTACGAAATACGAGTAGGCCTTGACAAGTCAGAGTCAAAACTATATTATATGTTAGTTGCGGGCGACCGTGTTATAGGACTAGACCAAGAAAAAAGTGTGTATATTAAAGACATTCCAAAAAGCATACATATTCAAAAAATCCATGTGCTGGAAGAACAGTACTAAATATCATACTTTGCAATCGAGGCGTAAATGAATAATATATCAGTAATAAAAAGAAGCGGAAATAAAGAAATTTTAACGATTGAGAAGTGGCAGGCGCAGGTAGCGAAAGTTTGTGCAGGCATTGCTGACGTAAGTCAGTCGATGATTGAAATCAAAGCACAACCACACTTTTACGATGGCATAACAACTAAAGAAATCGACGAGATAACATTACGTGCTATCGTTGATTTGATTGACGTTGAGCACAACCCAGACGTAGGACACACCAATTATCAATACGTAGCAGGCAAACAGCGTTTGAGTATGTTACGCAAAGATGTATATGGTGACTATCAAGTTCCCCACATTTATGAAATTGTAAAAAAGAATGTTGAGGTAGGATTATATACTCCAGAGTTACTTCAGTGGTACACCGAAGACGACTGGAACAAAATGAACGACATGCTAGAGCATGAGAAGGACGAAGACTATTCTTATGCGGCTATTGAGCAGTTAATTGAAAAGTATCTAGTACGCAATCGTGCTACTAAAGAAATTTATGAAACTCCACAGATTAGATATATGGTTGCCGCGGCTACAGTCTTCCATAAAGAAGAGCCAAACACGGCTCGTATGCGCTACATTAAGGAATATTACAATGCGGCTTCTGACGGTCTATTTACTCTCGCTACTCCTGTTCTTGCTGGGCTTGGCACTCCCACTAAGCAGTTCAGCAGTTGTGTACTCATTCGCAGTGATGATGACCTTGACTCCATTTTTGCTTCTGGCGAAATGATGGCCAAGTATGCCAGCAAGAGAGCAGGCATTGGTTTAGAAATTGGTCGTTTACGTCCACTAGGATCACCTATTCGCGGTGGCGAGATTATGCACACTGGTATGATTCCGTTCCTAAAGAAGTGGTTCGGCGACTTACGTAGTTGTTCACAAGGTGGTATTAGAAACGCAAGTGCAACTGTGTTTTATCCTATTTGGCATCATCAGTTCGACGACCTTATTGTTCTTAAGAACAACCAAGGCACTGAAGAAACTCGTGTAAGACACATGGACTATGGCGTTGTGCTTAGTGCTTTCTTCTGGAGACGTTTTAAAAATAAAGAAAACATTACATTCTTTGATCCCAACGAAGTGCCTGACTTGTATGAAGCATTCTACAAAGATACAGCACTATTTGAAGAACTGTATGTAAAGTATGAAAAACAAAAAGGATTACGTAAGAAGGTGATGAACGCAGAAGAAGTGTTCAAGTCCGGTATCCTAAAAGAACGTACAGACACAGGACGTATCTATCTTGTGTTTATCGATAACGTAATGAACCAAGGACCGTTCGATCCTGAGTATCATACAATTTACCAAAGTAATCTCTGCTGTGAAATTCTATTACCTACTAAGCCATTTAAGCGTCTTGATGACGATGCTGGTCGTATCGCTCTCTGTACTTTGGGCTCCATTAATTGGGGAGCATTCCGCAATCCTGAGGATATGCGTAGAGCTTGCCGCATCCTTCAGCGTAGTCTATGCAACATACTGGACTACCAAGACTTCTTAAGCATTCAGTCTAAGTTAAGCAATGACGAAATTCAGCCATTGGGTATTGGTGTTACTAACCTTGCTTACTGGCACGCCAAGCGTGGAATGTTGTATGGCGAAAAGGATGCACTACAAGAAGTTAAATCATGGATGGAGCATCAAGCGTTCTATCTAACAGAAGCAACTATCGAGTTAGCAAAAGAACGTGGCAAGTGTTTACACAGCGACAATACAAGATATGGTCAAGGCGAATTCCCTTGGGAGAACCGTGCCACTGGTGTTAACGAACTTGCAGACTTTACTCCAGAATTAGATTGGGAAAGTCTACGTGGAGAGATGTTAGAGCATGGAGTTAGAAATGCAACTCTAATGGCTATTGCTCCTGTAGAAAGTTCTAGTGTTGTTATCAACTCAACTAACGGTATTGAAATGCCGATGAGCTTGATTAGTACTAAAGAATCTAAAGCAGGATCATTCACACAAGTTGTTCCAGAGTATCACAAACTAAAGAACAAGTATCAACTAATGTGGGAACAAAGAGACTGCGCCGCATACTTAAAGACTGCGGCCGTATTAGCGGCTTATGTGGATCAAAGTATTTCAACAAACACATTCTACAATCCAGCACACTTTGCGGATCGTAAAGTACCAACTACATTGATTGCTAAGAATTTGATGCAAGCACATAAGTGGGGACTTAAGACTTTCTACTACAGCCTAATTAATAAAGCAGGTAGTAAGGCAAAAGACGAAGTAGTACAAGTAGCTCAACAATATATTGAGAACGATATACTAGATGATGACTGCGAGGCTTGTAAACTATAATGTTAGAAACTATCTGTGACATAATGGTTGACGCTTATAAGCGTAATTGGATTACTAGTCGTGATGGTAATGTAAGTATTCGTCATCACGACCGTGATCATTTTTACATTACGCCGAGTGGCATTCGTAAGCAAACTCTACAACCAGATCAATTTAAAAAGATTAAAATACATCGTAGTATCCATAGTGGTTACGGAACAGCGGCGTTTAATTATAATTGGGAAGACGTACTATATACAGACATTAGTTCAAACTTAAGACCTAGTGGGGAGATTCCTTTACACTTCGGCTTGCAAAAAGAAATGGGTCAACATAAAGATGATGTCCGTGTAGTAGTACATGTTCATCCAACATACTGTGTTGCGGCCATGCATGCCGGTATTGATTTAAGCACAGTAGTTGATAGTTTTCCAGAACTAAGCCGTTATACTAAAGTTGCTCCTAATGTAGGAGATGTTCCTCCTATTAGTCAAGAACTTGCGGATCAGTGCTTTGAGAAGTTACAATTAGATAATAACGGTAACATTGCTTTTGATATTGTTGGTATTAAAGGACACGGCGTTGTAGCGATTGATACTAGTCCGTGGCGAGCATACGAGCATATCGAAAGACTAGAACATATTTGCAAGATAGTACTTGCGTCAGGAAATTATTAATGAGTAAACAACAATATAACTTAAACACAAAAACAGACTATCTTAGTCGCAAGATGTTCTTGGACCCCGCAGGCCCTGTAACTATTCAGCGTTTTGAAGAAGTCAAATATAATAAGATTGCAGACTTTGAAAAGACAGCTCGCGGCTTCTTTTGGGTGCCAGAAGAGATTAGTCTAACCAAAGACGCACAAGACTTTAAGGATGCATCAGATGCAGTTAAACATATCTTCACTAGTAACTTGCTTAGGCAAACTGCTCTTGACAGTTTGCAAGGTCGCGGCCCAAGTCAAATCTTTACTCCGGTCGTAAGTCTACCAGAACTAGAAGCACTAGTCTACAACTGGACATTTTTTGAAACAAACATTCATAGTCGCAGTTACAGTCATATCATTCGTAACATATACAATGTGCCTAAGGAAGTGTTTAACACTATCCACGATACTAAAGAGATTGTGGACATGGCAAGTAGCGTGGGTGCGTACTATGATGCTTTACATACTATTAACTGTAAAGTTGAAATGGGACAAACTATCAAAGAAGAAGAACACATCAAAGCCATTTACCTAGCACTACACGCAAGTTACGCATTAGAAGCATTCCGTTTCATGGTATCGTTTGCTACAAGTCTAGCGATGGTTGAGAATAAAATCTTTATTGGTAACGGCAACATTATCAGTTTGATCTTACAAGACGAACTGCTACACAAGGGTTGGACTGCTTTCTTAATTAATCAAGTTGTTAAGGAAGATCCTCGCTTTGCTAAGATAGCACAAGAGTGCCAAGAAGAAGTTTTACAAATTTATCGTGATGTTATAGCAGAAGAAAAAGCATGGGCAGATTACTTGTTCAAGAAAGGCCCTGTTATTGGTCTTAATGCAAACATCTTAAAAGACTTTGTCGATTACACAGCAGTTGGCGCATTAAAGGACATTGGTATTAGATACTGGAACCCTGCTCCAAAGACTACTCCTATTCCTTGGTTCAACAAGCATAGTGATACTAGCAAGAAACAAACTGCGCTACAGGAAAACGAATCGACTAATTATGTTATTGGCGTTATGTCGGACGGTATCGACTACGACGCATTACCAAGTTTATAAGGAAGAAAAATGAAAGCGATTGTATGGAGTAAGAATCAGTGCCCCTATTGCGACCAAGCAAAGAATTTGCTAAAAATGAAGGGCATCGAATACGAAGAAAGAAACATTAACAACGGTTGGGACAGAGAAGATTTATTAGAAGCAGTTCCAGGTGCCAGAACAGTGCCTCAGATTTTTTTAGATGATAAACTAATCGGTGGATTTACAGAATTGAAAAAATACTTTGAAGAGGTTAAAAATGCTAATTGATAAAGGCGTAAGTGTAGGTGAGGTTGTAACTTTTAAAATTACATCGGGTGCAGAAATTATGGCAAAACTAGTCGAAGAAACTAGTACTAGTTACAAAGTATCTAAACCTATGGTGGTTCAAGTTACTAATCAGGGTATTGGTATGATACCTTTTGTTATTACTGTAAGTCCTGATAAGACTATAGAATTGTTTAAAAATAATGTTTCGTCGATTGCACCGACAGACAAAGAGTTCTCAGATAGTTATATTCAAGGAACAACAGGTATTCAGTTGGCCTAAGCCAACTTAGAGGGCAAGGCCAACTCAGGCTTTGCCTTTATTAAATCTGCGTAAGTATCGTAATACTTTGCCTCTTCTTCGTCCGTTAATACTGCTGATGTCTTAATAGCAGTTTCTATAGATAGCGGACAGTCTCCGTATGTTTTGTCTTGTTGGAATAGTTTTTCTAGCAATTGATATTGTTTTGCACGTTCGTTTTGCAAATCGTTGACTTTTACTATATTTCTATAATATCTAAACCAGTCGGCAATAAGTGCTTTTACTTTGGCTCTCTTTTCGACAATATTGCTCTCTTCTTCAGTTCTAGATGCAGGGTCGGGTTTGTCTTTAATAATTTGTTCTGCTTTATCTTTTAAACTATTATAGTTGGGATAAAACGCATCTAATCTTGCAGGGAGCGATGCAATTAACGCATTCTTAAATTCTTTACCTTTACTCCAAGATATAGCGTATGCATCTACAAACGCTTGAGAAATTTTGTCCGAAGGGTTCTTTTCAAATATAGCAGTTTTAGGAGTCGACGTTGTAGTTGTTGTCGCTTCTTTTACTTTCTCCTCTTTGATTTCTGCTGTATCCGATTTAGGTGGTTGGGCCGGGTTGCTTGCTGCCGCTTGTGCCACAACTTTGTTAATTTGTGCCGGGCTAACTTGCGAAGTGTCAACAGTTGCGGATCTTACAGTAGCCATAATGCCTCCTGCAGGTTTTGCAAGAGCCGACGCAAAACCAAATGCTTTTAAATCTGCTATGCCATTGGCCATAGCAGTATTCGCTTTAGTTTCAATAGCACCAAATGCACTAGTTAAACTACTTGCGGCACTGTTCATAGAAGTTGTTAAACTTGATAAACTTGACAATTTAGATGCGTTTGCGGGGTTGGCGGCAAATGTAGCATAATCAGGATTAGGAATAGTTTGTCCTGGATTAAGAGGATCTGGAATAGTTGTAGGAGGAACACTATTAGCAAAACTTGTAATACTAGCACCTGCACTAGTAGCAAGACTAGTAACTTTCTCTAATCCTGCTTTTGCAAATCCTGCGGCTGTATTTAACGATGCTGGCAAACTTGCACCAAACGATGCTCCTGCTTGGGCAACAGTTTTGCTAAGACTAGCGGCCTGTTCGGCTAACATCTTTGGTCCGTCTTGGAATATAGCCAATGGTCCGCTAGCCGCTTTTAACTGATCTTCTGTCGGTGGAGCACCATTAGCATACGCCATCTTAGTAGTAAGATCCATGTTAGACTGTGCTACTGCCATTAATTTAGGAAGTTGTGCTTGTGCTTGTGCCATTTTTTCGGCAACAGCGGCTTGGGCAGAAGCAAACGCAGAAGCAACATCTGACGGCAAAGAACTAGCAACATCTGACATTTTAGTTAACGATGCAGTAATATCTTTATTAATAGAACCGTTTTTAATAGCATCCATTGATGCAGTTAGACTTGGTCCGTTAGAATCTGTAGGAGGAGTAAAAGTAGTTACATCTGCAGGAGGCTTAGGGAATGAACTGGCTATTTTCTTAGCCGAATCATTTAAAATACTTGCGGCACTTTTTACTAAAGTAGTTGTTTGTTGTCCTAGACCATTAACAGAAAACTCAAATCCGCTAGGTGGGTTAGGTAAATTTAGTAATGGCATTGTTACGCTCCGTCGTTGAATACATCTGGACTACCAGTGATTGCTGTATAAGTGTCTCCAGCACCGCCTTCACCCACATCTGCAATTCTGTGTACAGCAAGATTTTCAGCAAATACTGTAGCCGACCCGGTAATAGCAGTTCCTGTGTGGCCACACGTTTGTTCGCTCACATCTGTAATTCTAACAACGGCTAAGTTGTTAATGAATACAGTACTTGCTCCTGTAACATAAGTTGTGGTATATCCTGGGTGGCTAGGACTAGGGTCAGCACATTGCTCTCCTTCCCCTACATCTGTTATTCTACAAATTGCTGTCATGCTAATATTTACCACTAAATAGTTGTATGGTAAACATTACAATAACTGATTCTGCCATAGCAAAAATAACTGACTTATTGGCAGAGGAAAATAATCCAAATCTTAAACTGCGCACATTTGTTCAGGGTGGCGGTTGTAGTGGATTTCAATATGGATTCACATTTGACGAAGAACAAAACGAAGACGACTTTTTAATAGAGCGTCCGGGAATGAAGTTAGTAATCGATTCTATGAGCATGATGTACTTAGAGGGTGCTGTAATCGATTACATAGAAGAATTAATGGGTGCGCAGTTTACCATCAAAAATCCAAACGCAAAATCAACTTGCGGATGTGGTAGTAGTTTTAGTGTATAAGGAACTATTATGGCATATAGCGATAAAGTAATCGATCATTATGAGAATCCTAGAAACGTAGGATCATTTGCTAAAGACGAAGCCGGAGTTGGAACAGGCATGGTAGGAGCACCTGCTTGTGGCGACGTCATGAAACTACAAATAAAAGTAGAAGATGGAGTGATAGTCGATGCCAAATTCAAAACGTATGGTTGCGGCTCAGCGATTGCGTCAAGTTCGCTTGTTACTGAATGGCTTAAAGGACGAACAGTTGACGAGGCGCAAACGATATCTAATAGCGAGATTGCTACTGAGCTTGCCCTCCCCCCTGTTAAAATTCACTGTTCAATACTTGCGGAAGACGCGATCAAAGCGGCCGTAGAGGATTATAAAAAGAAATA